ATTGAAAAAAATGAATTTGAAAGTGGTGAGCAAATAAAAACAGAAAATAATGAATGGAAAACTTCTGAACCATATTACAAGGTAATATAACATGGCAGATCTAATTCAAAACGCAATTAATACTGTTAAGAGCTCTGCAACAAATCAAATACAATCAACCGGACAACAAATAACATCTCAATTGGATGTAGCTGCAGCACCAACCAGCGATCAATTACTGGAAGATGCGTTAGGGCAACTTCCTGATGTACCTGATCCAGAAATAATTTTGTTACAAAAAGAAGCAGAAGTTTTTGAAAAAAAAACCGAAATTGAAGAACAGTTGTTGTTTTATGAAGAAAACGCTATTGAATTAATTAAACAAGAGTTAATAAAATTAACATTGGCTAATTCACCTATACCACTTCCACTAAAACTTCCACTCATTGATCCTAAAATTTTACAAGCGTATGCGATGTATAAACAAATAAAAAAAGCATTAAAAAATCGCAAGAAAAAAAGTAAGACTAATCAAACACGTGGCAAAAAACTTTATACATATCCTTTAAAGGACACGCTAACTAAAATACCAACACCTCCTGTACCATTACCATTACCCAAACCTCCAGAGTTTTCTTTACCAAAAGTTAATGTACCACCACTTCCAACATTACCCAAATTAAATAATACAACCTTATAACAAAAGAGCATGTTTATGGACAAACAATTATTTAAAGCGTATGTTCGCACTATTGTAGAAGAAGAAGTTAAAAAAATATTGCCTGAATTGTTAGGTGAGGCTGTTCGTGAAATTAAACAACTTAGCGAATCTACTACAAAAGTAATGCCGCAACAACAACTTAAAAAACCAACAATTGATCGTAGTCGTTTGGCAGAACTTATGGGCATATCGTATGACGGTGAAACAATTAGAGCTACAACGGAAGGACTATCTACGCCACATACTTTAACGGCGATGGATGCCGCGGGTAATAAAGTTCAAGTTCCTGCTTCCGATGTAAATCCTGAAGTTGTTTCTGCGTTAACAAGAGATTATTCACAATTAATGAAAGCAATGAAAATTGCTTGATAATTGGAGATCAATATGGCAAATGGTATCGGTATTACGTTACCACTACAGCTTGGAAATACGGGATATTTTGAACAATCGTTTGATGCATTGACACAAATTAAATCAAATTTTATTAATTTGATACTTACTAGAATAGGGGAACGTGTACACCAACCTCAGTTTGGTTGTTGTATACACGATTATTTGTTTGAACAACTTACTCCTGAAAACATTGATGCAGCACAACGTTGTGTTTTGGACGCCGTTGAGTTGTGGATGCCGTTCTTAGAGTTAGTGCAATTTGAAATCTATAATAGTCCGGAAGATATAGACAATAATCGGTTACAATTATATGTTGGATATCGTTTACGAAACGCTCCAAATATTCGTGATACGATTATTTTAACGTTCTAGTTGGAGAACTTACATGGCAGTTTCACAGTCAATTACTAAAAAGTTTATACCAAATACAAAAGATGTAAGTTACCTTGCTAAGAATTTTTCTGAATTTCGTCAGAATCTTATAGATTTCGCAAAAGCTTATTATCCCAACACATATACCGATTTTAATGAAGCATCACCTGGTATGATGTTTATTGAAATGGCAGCGTATGTTGGAGATGTATTGTCATTTTATATTGATAATCAATTTAAAGAAAATCTTTTATTATTTGCAGAAGAACGTCAAAACATTATCAGTATTGCACAAGCAATGGGGTATAAGCCTAGATTAACAGCGGCAGCAACTGTAGAGGCGACTATTTATCAAATGGTACCGGCATTAGGTTCAACTGGTAATTATGACCCAGATGAACGTTTCTTTTTAAAGGTATTAACTAATTCAAGATTTTCTACAAACACACCTCCGACTAAAATATTTAGATCAATAGAAGATGTGGATTTTGCCGACCCAACGGATAGAACTATAAGAATTTTATCAAGAAATCCATCAACAAATGTACCCACAATGTACGTGGTGTCAAAAAAAATAAAATTGATTTCCGCTGATATAAAAACTACTACATTTACATTTGGCGATCCACAAAAATTTTCCCGTGTACAGCTACCAGATTCAGATGTTATCAATATTGTAAGCATCGTTGATAGTGATAATAATACATGGTACGAAGTAGATTATCTTGGTCAAGATATTGTAATAGATGAACGAGATTTAAGTGCGCGTACGCCACAAGGATACTTGTTAAGTGGGTCCATAAGTCTTGAATCATCTCCACCGACAAAAATTGCACAATTTAAAAGAAAACCAAGAAGATTTGCAACTAGAATAAATAGCGATTTACGAATGGAGTTATGGTTTGGATCTGGTGTTGGTAATACAAATGAAGAAATTGTGACATTAAATTCTACACAAATAGCAAATACAAAATACAATCAACGTGTGGCAAATACATCATTAGACCCGTCAGACTTTTTGTCTTCTGATACGTTTGGACTAGCTCCAGCCAACACTATCTTAACTGTAACATATACCGTAGGTGGTGGAATTGAATCAAATGTAGCATCTAATACTATAACAAACGTTGATTTACTCAATGTAGAAAACCAAGTATCAGAATATGCGCCAAACGAACAAAATTTATTTGTACAAGTTGTAGATAGTGTTACTATTTTAAATGAAGAACCAGCTACTGGCGGCGCAGGAACAGAAACTATTGAAGAACTTAGACAAAATGCTTTAGCATTTTTTAATGCACAAAATCGTGTAGTTACTGATAGAGACTATGTTGTTCGGTCATTAGCGATGCCACCAAAGTTTGGATCTGTAGCTAAGGTATTTGTGGTTCGTGATGAACAAATTAACGCGGTATTGGAGCAAAATCCAGCAAAATTAGAAGTTAACAACGATGAAAATCCATTTAATAATAGATCATATGTAATTGATCCGGTTGCACCAAACTCTGTTAATTTATACGTATTGGGATATAATGCACAGAAAAAACTTACAACACTTAATACTTTAGTCAAACGTAACTTGGCACGATATCTTGAACAGTACCGTGTATTGACGGATGACGTAAATATAGTTGATGCGTTTGTTGTTAATATTGGTGTTCAATTTGATATTGTTGTTTATCGTAATTATAATATGAACGATGTTCTAGCTCGTTCCATAGACGCAGTGCGAGACTTTTTCAATATAGATAACTGGCAAATTAATCAACCAATTATATTAAATGATTTACGATTAACAATAGGTGCAGTTGATGGTGTCCAAACTGTTACAAACGTAAGAGTATTTAATAAATACCGTTTCCAAGATGGGAAAGATTATCAAGAATATCGTTACCCAATTGAAGAAGCTGTAGTTGATGATATTATTTATCCGTCACTTGATCCATGTATTTTTGAAATAAGATATCCAGAAACGGATATCATTGGAAATGCTCGTCAATAATAGAGAAAACACATGAGAACTTTTATTAAAACCACTCAAGATGCTAGTATTTATCAAAGATATCCAACTCGTAATACTGGATTAGATGAAATTTTAGAAGTTGGAAAATTAGTAAAAAGTTTAGATGGTAGCATGATGTATGCTTCTGGATCGGTACGAGCACTATTACAGTTTGATATATCAACGGCATCCGCATATCCTACCACCGCTGAATATTATTTAAATCTACACATAGCAAATGCACAGAATGTAGATCGTTATCAAAAAATAGAAGTATATTTAGTTTCTCAAAGTTGGCTAGAAGGTAGCGGATATTTTTATCAAGATGTAAAAAACGCAGAAGATGGTGTTACATGGAGACAAAGTGAAACTGCTGTGTCTTGGAGTAATTATGGTGGCGATTTTCAAAATACCCCAACCAGTTCGTATACATTTAGTGCAATACCGATAGACAATAATATTAGAATCAATGTTACCAACTTAGTAGCGCCGGTAGTTTCTGGTTCTAACACAATACCTTGGAATGGATTGTTAATTAAATACCCAACTGCCGACGAAACTGATCACACAAATACAGGAAATATAAAGTTTTTCTCTGGCAATACTCACACAGTATATGAACCAAAATTAGAAATCGTGTGGATTGATCAAACATTTAATACAGGTAGTTTAAAACCAGTCAAAAACAACAGCGTGTCAATTTTACCTAGAAATTTAAAAGAGGTATACACCAAAGGAGAAGTGGACAAAGTGTACTTAATTGCACGTGATCCGTATCCAGATAAACGATTTGATGAAACACAAAGATATAGAAATCAATATTACTTACCAAGTGGATCATTTTTTAGAATCCGTGATGTAGTTTCTGATGTTTACATACAACGATTTGACAAATATTCAGCAATTAGTTGTGATCCAACTGGTTCATATTTTACTCTAGATACCAGCGGATTAGATATTAATCGTTATTATGAAATAGATTTAAAAATACAGTCAAGTTCATTAGTATTCTTCCCAGAATTTAATTACACTTTTAAAGTAGATAGTGATGAGTAATATATTTGACAGTTATATTCCAAAATTTGTAGTAAACTTAAACAAAACGAATGATGATATTCTTTTTGTCTCTACTAGCTATTTCTCTCCAGAAGGAGACGTTTACGAATTAGACAAAAGAACGGTTTCACCAAATGTAATACAAACTACTCAATCACTCAACGAATTAGTGCCAGATGTTTCTGATTCGTATCCATTTAAAATCGTAACTCCAATTGAAGAAGACGGCTCTACATTGATATTGTCGCCGGCTGTAGATGCAGATCCAACCGCATCACAACATTATTATGCTCCAATATATTTTGAAAGATACATTCCTGAAGTTTTAAATAGTTTAGATAGAAATTTTACGGAATTATCTGATGTAGAACAAATTTTGAGTGAATAAAAATGCCAAATCAAAATAACTTTAGAAGTAATGTAACAGATAGAACAGAACCACGGTTCACGGCATCACGTATAGTAAGATTTCCAGAAGAAGGAATATTACTAGAAGAAGTTCCCGCTAGCTTTGGGTATGATTTACAAGATAATATAGAATTTCATTTTTATACTATTCCAGAAAATACGTTATCTGTTAGTATTGTTTCTAACATTTTAGAAGAAATTGTTAAAGAACACATAGTATCATATCAAGACGCTACTTTTAAAAATTATTTACAAATAGATTTTACTAAGTTGCTTGTAGATAAAAAC